TAGTAGTGCTTAAAACATTTCCGTTTCTGCGGTTTTTCTGTTTCACAATTGGGCTGATGCTTTCAGGCGTCGCTGCCTTCTACAGTGTGACAGGGCTGGCCTATATTTTCGCCAGTGTGTTTTGGCCAATTGTAACGATGGGAGCAATCTTGGAGGCCGCGAAACTTGCCGCGGCCTCATGGATATACAGAACGTGGCGAGTCGCACCGAAAATTCTGGTGGCGTACCTGACTGTTGGTGTGCTACTATTAATGGTCATCACCGACATTGGAATTTTCGGCTACCTGTCACGCGCATACCTTGAGCAACAAGCCCCACTGACACTACTTGCCAGCAGTAATGCTGCTGCCGAACGTAATGTTGATTTAGCGCGGGAGCAATATGAACGTGATGATGCGACGTTGACGGCGTTTATCGAGGGTGATACCGCGAACGCTGTAATAGAGGAGCTAACCGCCTACGCCCGTCTAACGGGCGCCAACGGAGCGGTCGAAGTCTTACGATCCCAGAACGAAATCCGACAGGAACTCCAAGCAAACCTACAAGCATCGTCGGTCGCGCTCTCGGTTGCAGAACGCGCCGTCGCCGAGTTCGAACAGGAAACGCAAGTTCAACGTGTGGATGTGGGCCCGTTGCTGTTTGTCGCGAAAGCAATTTATGGGAATGAGGATTTGTCCACAATGGATACCGTCGTAACGGCATTCATTCTACTCATCTTGGTGGTTTTTGACCCGATGGCCATCGCGTTGTTGCTGGCCGCACAAACGACAATCAAGGTCAAAGTTCCAACCGAAACACCCGATGATGACTGGGGTGGCGAGGGACGCACGATAGCATATACGCCCGACGAGACGCCATTAGCTGAAGAGTTCGAACCGCCACCCGTCTCAAAAGAACATAAGAGTCCTGTTGTGAGCATTGTGACTGAGGATCTCGGCACAGGTATGCGCATCGGCGTTCCAGCACAAGACGCTTACAAGAACGCCACAGTGCCCGATAACGATAGCGAGTCAGTAGACGATGATATGGTCGCTATCATCGACCGGCCGAAGTCCGGCAAACGCCGGACCAGACACGTCCCCAAAAACTAAATTGTTTGCCCCCTCCCCGTCCTGTGTTATAATATATTCATGTCCAAAAGTTTTTTCAAGACCTTCATTCATGACTTAGGTGACCCTGACACAACAGTTGCTAGCGACGGGTTGTCCTCATCCGAATTCACCGGCTACATCGATACGGGCAGTTACATTCTGAACGCTGCGGTTTCTGGCAGTCTCTACGGTGGCATACCCAATAACAAAGCGGTCGTCTTTGCTGGTGATCCCGCAACAGGCAAAACATTCTTTGCCTTAGGCATCATCAAAAGTTTCTTGGCCGAGAATAAAGACGGGCATGTATTCTATTTCGACACCGAGAGTGCCGTGACGAATGAGATGCTGACCACACGAGGAATTGATATTTCGCGGGTTGCGAAATCGGAACCTGACAGTATTGAAAAGTTTCGGCATGTCGCTTACAAGACACTCGATGCGTATGTGCAGTTGCCGGAAGAGAAACGGTTTCCGATGCTGATGGTATTGGATAGTTTGTCCGCACTGCCATCAAAGAAGGAAACGGAGGACATGGCGAACCAGAAGGATGTGCGCGACATGTCCAAGGCGACATTGATCAAGGCCGCATTCCGTGTGCTGCGTTTGAAGTTGGCTAAAGCAAAGGTGCCGTTGATTGTGACCAATCATGTGTACTCCGTCATCGGTTCGTATTTTCCAGCGAAGGAAATGGCTGGAGGACAGGGTGCCAAGTATGCGGCGGACATCATCGTGTTCTTGTCCAAGAAGAAAGACCGCGCGGCGGACAAGGAGGTCGTCGGCAACATCGTCAAGGCGCGGATGATGAAGTCGCGGCTGACCAAAGAAGAGACGGCGGTGGAAACGCGCATTCTCTTCGATGGTGGGCTCGACCGTCACTACGGATTGCTGGCGTTAGCGGTTAAGCAGGGTTGCGTGAAGAAAGTGTCAACACGGTACGAATTCCCGAATGGGGCGAAGGTCTTTGAGAAAGCGATTAATCGCGAACCCGAAAAGTATTTTACAAAAGAAATCCTCGACAGTGTGGAAGTTTATATTAAAGACCATTTTCTGTATGGGTCAATAGGGGCGCCAATTACAGACGAGGAACTGGAGCTTGAAGATGAGTGAAGAGAATATTCTGAATGATGTTATGCCCCGCTTAATTTCCGTCGAGCAGGGGGATTCACTTCTTGGAATGGAAGTTATTCGTGGTCCGTATAAAGGGGTCACGTTTACGTTCAAGAAGTTCACGGTCATGAAAGAGCGTTTGGCAAACGGTATGGTGCCGACACAATTCGAGACCGTGATACACGAATCGCCGTCGGGCTTTGAACCCGACATTGCGTTTGATTCATATTGTTCTGAAATACTTTTGTCGTGGTTGCATTTCATCTCGACTACAAATTTCGAAGCACTCTTAACAACGGAGACGAAGGGTATTCATTAATGGCTGTGCTGCTGGAGCATACAATTTTGCGGCAGGTGATGACCACGCCAGAGTTAGCGGAACAAATCGCCCCGTATCTCAAAGACGAATATTTCGAGTCCCAACCGTGCGCAACTATCTATACACTCTTTAGAGAGTTCTACGACAAGTATCACGCCATCCCCTCGTTCGCTGCACTGCGACTGGGGCTCGATGATGTCAGTACATTATCGGAACGCGAGGCCAAAGCGACATCCGAGACGCTGACTGAGATCGAACAGATGGATGCGATGGAGCCGTCGCAACACGACTATCTGATTGAACAAGCCGAGAAATATTGTCAAGATAGAGCGTTGTATGTGGCGTTGCGAAAGAGTGTCGCGATGCTTGACGATCCGAAGGAAACACCACACGGTATTCCAGACTTGCTACGAGATGCATTAGCAGTCAGTTTCGATACGCATGTGGGGCACGATTTCTTTGGTGATGCCGAAAGCCGGTATGAGTTTTACCATCGTGCGGAGTCGCGCATTCCATTTGATCTTGAAGTGTTCAATGTCATGACCAAGGGTGGTGTGCCCACAAAGACACTGAACTGCGTACTTGCCGGAACGAATGTGGGTAAGTCCTTGTTCCTTGTCCACATGGCGGCCGCGTGTTTGCGAATGAGTAAGAATGTTCTCTACATCACATTGGAGATGGCAGAAGAACGTATTGCGGAACGTATCGATGCGAACATGATGAATGTGCCGATGGACGATGTTGTGGCACTCTCACACAGTCAGTACAGCAGAAAGATTGAAGGGTTGCGGGCAACTTCCACAGGGAAGTTGATTATCAAAGAGTATCCCACAGGCGCCGCACACACCGGGCACTTTCGTTCGTTGCTACAGGAACTCAAGGGGAAACAGAACTTTACGCCAGACATTCTGATTATCGATTATCTGTCCATCTGTTCTTCCGCACGAGTCAAGATGGGTAACTCGGTGAACTCCTATACCTACAACAAGTCTATCGCGGAGGAGTTGCGTGGGTTGGCGGTCGAACACAACCTCCCCATCTTCACCGCGGCACAATTCAATCGTACGGGTCACGCAGAGTCTGACCCCGGTCTGGATAAAATCAGCGAGAGTTTTGCCATCGCGCAGACCGCAGACTTCATTATCGCCCTGACCACAACAGAGGAACTAGAGCAAAGCAATCAGATTCAAGTGTACACGTTGAAGAATCGTTATGGCAAACGCAATTCGTTTGAGAAGTTTCTGTTGGGCATTGATACCTCGCGGATGATGTTGTATAATCCGAGCGGAACCGCAGTCCACGATATTTCGCTAGGTACGGCGGCCGACTCATCGTCGCAAGAGTCGCCATTCGGTTCAATGTACACCGGCGCCTCTCGAATGGCACGACGACCACTTGCTCCCTTAAACACAGGCGGTCTGGATGAGACGGGTTCTCCCTAAATATATGGGGAGGGGTCGTTTCGTGCAGTTACTCGCACTCCATAAAAAAATTACTGACGACGCATTGGCAATGCGTAAAGACGTGGAAAGCGTCTTAACCCCTGTGTCGCAACGGCGATATAGAGGGCCCTCCATGTATATTGTGCCATTCCTGGCGCGACTGAATGAGGTGACGATACCATTCAAGGTACACAATGAGTTAGTAGAAGATATCGGCGTAGATCCTGCCGGCTTGGAACTAACGGCCCAATGGACGCCGATATGGCTCAAGACGAAGCCGCGCCGCAAAGTCGATATACATCTTGAGTGGCATGTTCATCCACGAGGGCGTCGCTGTGGGGTTCAAACGGTTGACTGGCAGCGTCGACACTTCTATTTCTGGTCATACCTTATGCACGAATTGGCGCATCGTCACCAGAACAACCATCGTTCTGATGATGTTGACGCGCAGAAATTTATACCGACCGTAGATGACGACGACGACGTTTGGGACCTACAGATGTATCTTGGGGATTTCGATGAAGTCGAAGCGTATGCGCATGATATCGCGTTGGAAATGGTGGTCTGGTTTCCCACATTAGGATATCGAGCAGCATTCTCCCAAGTGAAGAAATTTCGCCACAACCTAGTCGATGGCAGTTATCCAATATTTGCCGTTGCCTTTGATAAGGCACCGAAACATCCAGCGATGGTATTATTGCGCAAAAAAATTCAAGGGTGGTATCGTATTATGGACACACATCGAAACATCTATCAAGCACTACAACTAGGGCCGCTATGATCACATTCAATGAATTTCTGCAAGAGGGTAAAAGCAGCAAACTGACGCATCTCACGCATCTTGAAGATTTGATGCTTGACGATGGAATTGCCGGCATGCGTCATGCGATTGAAGTGCTGCGCCAGTTTCGGCATATGCTCATGCATGGCGGTGTCAGGAAAGCCCTACACGTGACCACCAAATGGGATGGCGCGCCGAGTGTGGTCTTCGGACCAGATCCGGCAGATGGCAAATTCTTCGTCGCTACCAAATCCGCGTTCAGCAAAACGCCAAAACTGATGAAGTCTCACGCACAGATCACTGAGGTATATGGCTCTGGAGGTGTCGGTGGAGTGCTACACGACTGTCTGAGTGAGCTAGCCTTGCTCCAACCTACCCGAGTGCTGCAAGGTGACTTACTCTTCAGCGGAGCGCGTAGCGTCAAAGCGCAGTCCATTCAGGGGAAGGATTATCTGACATTCCGCCCGAACACCATCCTCTACGCTGTCGAAGTGACAAGTGCCCTCGGGCAGAGTGTCGACCGAGCGGCACTTGGCATTGTCATTCACACGATGTATTCGGGATCGGGCACAGTGGCACGCCTCCGCGCCGCACCCATTACGCCGGGGGTGTTCTCCTCATTGAAGAAGACAAGCCGTGTCGCATCACTGGATGCTTCGTACGACGATGTATCTGGCAATGTGTCCTTCACCAATGAAGAAGAAGGGGAGTTCTCCCTGTTGTTGTCGCGGGTTGGCAGATTAGCACAGAGGATACCGGCGCTGATCTATACGACGTTCGAGGCTGAGCCGTTGAATACCCTCATGAACATGTTTTTGAATCAGCAAGTTCGTGGCGGACAGGCAAAATCACCAAGACAGACAGTCAACGACCTCTCCCTTTTCCTCGCGGCACGCCAGAAGAAGGAGATGTCGAAACGGTCAAGCGAGGCAGGGAAGGAAAAAGTCGCGGCGACATTCACTGTTATGCTTGACGCAGTGCGGACCAATCAGCGCGAGATGTCGCAATGGTTTGAACTACATGCGGCAATCACAGCGGCGAAAACCGTGATCATTCGGAAACTTGAACAGGCCGCTCGTGTAGCGACATTCATCCCAACCGCTAACGGCTTCCGTGTGACGGGCCCTGAAGGGTACGTCGCGGTATCTCGTGCGGGACGTATGGTGAAGTTGGTCGACCGTCTGGAATTCAGTCGAGCGAACTTCATGGCACCCAGAGACTGGCAGTAATTTTCTAAATAGATCAATGGCCAGAGAGAAACGTATTGTTATTGCATTCGGGCGGTTCAATCCCCCGACAACGGGCCATGCGCTTCTCATTGCCTTTCTTACGAAGACAGCGAACCGTTTAGGCGCCGATGCCAGAGTCTACGCATCACCGACAACAGATGCGAAGAAGAACCCGCTGCCCTTCCGAGAGAAGGTTCGATTCTTGCGTCAATTGTTTCCTCGCGTGACGTTCAACGACAACCCCGCGCTGAACACCCCATTTTCTGCATATGCTGATGCGTCCAAGGCGGGCTATAAGGACATCACCGTAATTGTTGGTGCCGACCGTGTGCGAGATTTTGAGAAAATGGGTGCGTATTTGCTACCTGCCGGTTCTTCTAAATACAATACAGCGAAGCATATCGATGTATCACAATATCGAGTCTTGGCAATTCCTAGAGGTGCCGGTGCGATATCTGCGACATTGATGCGCGGATATGCTGTCGCCAACGATTTTCGAAGTTTCCTTGCGGGAACGCCGGGGCAGAACGCTACTATAG